AAGGATCCGCTAAGATTATCTCTCTTATCGCCAGAGATGAAAGCCAACATCTTGTCCTTACTCAACAGATCATCAAAGCGTGGCAAAATGGTGACGATGAAGAAATGGTGGTCATCGCTGCAGAAGAAAAACCCAACATCATAGAGATGTTTAAGAATGCTGTGGAAGAAGAGAAGGCATGGGCATCATACCTTTTCAAGGATGGCAGCATGATAGGACTAAATGAAAAATTATTATCACAGTACGTAGAGTTCACTGCTAACAGAAGACTACGTGCTATTGGATTGGATCCACTGTATGATATTGGTATTAGAAACAATCCTTTACCATGGACACAATACTGGTTAAATAGTAAGGGACAACAGAACGCACCACAAGAAACGGAGATAGAAAGTTATGTCGTTGGAGGAATCAAACAAGATGTCACCAAAGAAACCTTCAAAGGATTCTCTCTTTGAAAATCCTAGACCAGAGGAGGACATAGCAGAGATGATGAGAGCAATCACTGATGCAGAAGACATCAACTATGATGACATGGCAGGTGGATGAAGATCGAGTTTGAAAAACAATTTGGTGAAGGTACAGACCCTTGGTATGCAAAGGCAGAGAGGTGGGCTAAGAAGCAACGCTTCCCCATCTCATTTTTATTACTTGGTGCTATCGAGTGGTTGAAAAATAAATGGATTGATGTTAAAATATATAATACTATGCGTGACGTAGATCGTCAGGCAGATGCAATCAAAAAAATCTGGGAAGAAGATGACAGAACAGAACCGAACATTGTGGAGACAGGAGTATTTGGAGATGAAGGCTGGTCTATCGAAATTTCAAATCCAGTTGTTGAAAGAGGGACCTCAACAACTAGCACAGGCATGGTTACTCCAAGCGATGCACAACGATTACAAGAGGATGAAGGGGATAAAGGAACCACCCAGTAGAGAGTCGGGATACCAGACATCTTTAAAGGAGTGGTTTAAGAATTACAACTAAAGCTTGACTAAATACTTGTGGATATGCTAACATATCCTTACGTTCATCTCTTAGGAGACGCAAGTAAGCCGACTCGGAACGGGTTCGTTCATCCTCAAAAATTATGTACCATATTCTTACAAGTTTAATAGCACTAGGAGCACCACTTAGTTGTGCTGATTCTAATGAGTTATTATCTCTTGTTCGACCTCATGATCCTAACAGATTACAGATGGTCAATGTGATCGTGCAACATACTGATCCAGTATGTTTTGAGGACGCAAAAGTTGACTGAAGGAACGGGGACTAAAAAACCCTACTACTTTGGAGAAACCAAATGGCACAAGTCACTTACCGTGGTGTCCAGTATGACACCAACAGAGCAAAATCTCAGCAATCAAACAAGGTCGAATTAGTTTACCGTGGTGTAAAACTAAATAAAGATCTTACAACTGCGAAGTAATGGAAGTATTATGGATCAGTGCTGCTTCAGCACTCTTCCTAACCATTATCTACGCTGAGACTTTAATCCTTTATAAGGATGCTTAGATCAGTCCCCGACTACATAAAGTATTCGGGGATTTTTTATGCAGAGAACGAGATTAAAAACATTAATACAAGATTTAGAAGACCTTTTAGCAGAGTTGAAGTCAGAAGTTTACGCAGACAAGGATGCATATATTGATAGCAATGGAGAGCAGTGGTATAGTGGTGATGATGATGACGGATACGCAGATTAATGAAAGTTAGTATTGTTGGAGCTGGGAATGCAGGAGTATTCACAGCATTATATTATTCTTGGTATGGTAGAAAGAAAGATTTAGAAGTAGAATTAATACATGACCCAAACATACCACCCGAAGAGGTAGGACAAGCAACCTTACTTGGTGCACCTGAGTTAATAAGTACAAAATTTAATTACTACGATAATTATATACATGCTACCCCGAAGACAGGTATATTATATGAAGGTTTTGGTAAGGTCAATGAAAAATTTATACATGCTTTCCCTACTAACACATTAGCAATGCACTTTTGTCCATGTGAACTGCAAAAGTTTGCATTAGAATCAGGTCGCTTTAATGTCGTAGAGGATAATGTAGACCCGAAAGATGTTGATGCTGATTATGTTTTTGATTGCAGAGGTACACCCAAAGATTTTACTGGATACACTCCACTTAAAAGTCCTGTTAACGCTGCTATCTTAGGTAAACCTAAGTGGGATAGTAAAGAGTTATGGAGTAGGCATGTTGCAACTCCTGATGGTTGGGCTTTTGTTATACCTATGGATGAGAGTTCTCCTTCACATAATGGTGCTGTTGGTTACCTTTACAATAATAAGATTACAAAAACAGAGGATGCCAAAAAAAATTTCGAGCAAATTTTTGACGTAGAGGTCAAACGAGAGAGGACGTTTAAAAGTTATCTGCATATGAATCCTATTGATGATAGGGTAATACTTCAAGGTAATAGACTATTCTTTTTAGAACCAATGGAGTCTACTGCAACAGAAACTTACTTAGACTGGGCAAGAGCGACGTTTCGTGCTATAATATTGAAAGAACACACCAAAGACGATGCCATTAAGGATATGAAAAAGTATATCCGACAGGTTCAGAACTTTATTCTATGGCATTATCAGTTCGGATCTAAGTATGACACACCCTTCTGGGATCATGCTAAGACTATTCTCTTTCATGACCCTCTCTTTGATAAGTTCCTTAACAAGGCTACCACATTAAAGTTAGAGGAGTTAGAAGAGGTAACGTTCAGTGCCACTTATAACAGTGGTGTTACTTGGAAAAATGATCACTACAGATCAGCAACTTTTGGCTATGCTGTATGGCCACTGATGAGTTTTAAAAATTGGCACGAGGGCATGACCCTATATAGAGAAAGATTATGAAAAAACTTTGGACGGAGATTACGAAAACCCCTGGACCTATCAAGGTTCAACTTTCACTTCTGACAATATTGGCGATCAGTTCGGTTTCGTCTACTGTATTACAAATCTCGTCACGGGTAGGAAGTACATCGGAAGAAAATACTTCTACCAGTTTAGAAAGCCTAGAGGTAAAAGTAGGAAGGTTCGCAGTGAGAGTGACTGGAAAAGATACTATGGATCGAGTGACGAACTTAATACCGATAGAAAGTCTCTTGGAAATGACAGTTTCAAACGAGAAATAATATCACTACATACCACTAAAGGTTGGGTGAATTACGAAGAAACTAAACAACTCTTCCTTAACAATGTTCTAAGTGAGGATGAGAACTATTACAACTCAAACATCTTAGGACGCTACATGAAAAAAGATTACTTTAATGAACAACACACCTCCAAAACTAAGGCACGAACTTGACAGACTACTAGCGTGGATGCAAGATCGTTGTGATGTTATAGTAGAGGACAAACAGTATGAGGATATGTATGCTTTGTATATGGAATGGCATGAGTGGATTGAAGAAGACAATCCTAGCGTGATGGTGTTAGGTAAATGGGATGAACAAGATTGATTTAGAGTATCTTTATGAATGGGCAACAAGAACAGATTTTCCCCTTAGGAGAGCTCCAACTGCTGTTGGTTATTCTAACAAGGATATATATTTCTGCTGGTTGAAAGCACAGAACAAAAATGGTGGCGGGGTAAGACGTTCTGTTGTTGAAGACGAGAAGGCAGCAGAGATATTAAACAATGAGGAAATTGTTTTTGCTACAGTCTCTTGCTTTGAACCAGGCACAGAATTAGGACCCCATAAGGATCCACCAGTATACGGAATACATTACAGACGAATACAAATACCATTATACATACCGTCCAATGATTGCTATATGATTTGGAAAGGAGAGAAAGTCTTCTGGGAAGAGGGAGTACCTCAGATCTATGATGTCATGGATCACGTCCATGAAGGATATAATTACTCTGATGATGATATGTTATTTCTATTCGTTGATATTTTAAAGACCAATGACAACAGTAACTTGCACTAAATGCAACAACACAATACAGTCTAAACATGAGCATGATTATAAGATGTGTGGTTGTGACAACCAGACTTATGTTTGTGGTGACACCTATGGTGGACTGGACATGAGTTATGTGGTAGCATTGACTGAACCTAAAGAAGAGAAAGAAATTAGATTAGGAACAGAAGCACCACGAAGAAGAACAACTAGAATGACTGACGTAGATATTAGATAATGGATATAGCACAGTACCCTCGACTTATTACATCAACATCCATTTGGAGACTGACTAGGGAAGTGCACATGTTCAACCCTCTACCAGGTAATTGTTGGATAGGACTGCATGACACTCCAGAGAATGCTTTGGAGAAATATATCTTGGATTCATATGACATGTACTTCAAGGATGACTACCCAAATGTTACAGGATTTGAATGGTGGTTCCATTTTATTGAAAAGTGTGATAGAATGATAGCGTTCCACTCTGACCATGATGAAATGGTTAGGAGGGAAAATGAAGGTGAGATGAAATATCCTCTCCTATCCACAGTCACTTATCTCAACAATCACAACTCACCAACGATCGTTTGGGACACTTCGACTGGGAAAACTCAAAAGGAGTATCGAAATATACCACCCACTGAGGTTGTGTTTTCGATCCCTGAGGAAGGAAGGATGCTCACCTTTAATCCAAGATATATACACGGAGTGTTACCGCACAGCGAGGGTAGAATTACTCTCATGTATAATCTCTGGGACTACAGACCCAAAGGATTGAACCGTGTGGACAAACGCACATGGGCGAGTGACATGTCATCTCATTTCTTTATGAAAGGAGAGAGTAGAGAACCAACCAACTGGTTAGGTGAGACAGTAGACACCAGTGTCAAACTGTTCGGTCCTAATTGGATGAGACATGTTACATTCAAACATCCTAAAGATGCAACAAATTACGGAGATTTTTGGAGTGTAATCCAATGATTGAAATTAAAGAAGAAGAACTTAAACAAAAGGAAGACCACTATGCTGCATTAGCAGAGAGTGGTGAACCTATATTGGTCGTCAAACCAGATGGTAATAAGTATCTCATGGTTCCTCAGAAACCAGATGACATGAGACATCTATGGGATCATGACGACGGAGCATAAATAACTAAAAACGTTGTGCAATGGATTGGTTACCACATATAGTAGTAAAGGCAGATCAGGATGCTGTACCCTCTACTGCTGCATCAGCATTAAAAACATTTAGTATAGGATTTCCAGAGCATACTGCAACGGTACACTATGTTGGTTCATCTGCTGCAGTAAAAAGTTTCTGTGAGAAATGGTGTAAGGAAGGTGGACATAAGTTCGTCGCATATGATAATAAGATAAGACAATCCAGATTACACTACGCTATCGTTAAGAGTAGTAGACTTCCTGTTGTACTCATCAGAGGTACAGCAGTTTTTTATGGTGACATGAGTGAGTACTCATTGTCTAAGGGTAAAATATTTGGTGGATATATCTGGCCATCATATGCTGCTCAACCAATTACAGATGAGAAGAATGTAATTAGACTATCAGCAGTGGATAAAACTATTATCTTCTGTGGAGAACCTATCAAGGCAATGAACCTTGTGAATGAGATTACTAAGTGGGAAAGACCAGACACAGGTAGTGAAGCGATTGGTGCTACGAAGTGGGATGGTCAGACTATAGTAATGAATGGTGAAGTGTACCAACAAGAGAGTGGTTTCTTCAACATGATATACCAGTGGGATCCATCAACGTTCTCTAAGTTCAATGCAAAAACATTTGCAAACTATGAGACTATATTATTTGGTAACAACGTATCGTCAGTACATGGTTCACTAGAACACATGCCAGAGCAAGAAGCATTAGTCATGGGTAGTATTAACTCTGCACTCAATGAAAATTATGATGATCTCAAGGGAAGTATGAAGAAAGGACTTGACAGTTTGATACCTTACGTGGTAAAGTAGCTACATAATATCAGTCACAATAATATAATGGCTGATGTAAAGAAAGAGGAAAAGAAAGGTCCTCTAGGTAAACTCAAAGAAGTAGCAGAAGATAAGGAGGAACAACTTCAATACTTAGCTACACTCATAAGAGTGATAGTCCTTGTGTGGTCCGCAGGAATCTTGACGTTAAATTACGTTAAAATACCAGGCTACGAGAGAGGAGAAAGAATTGATCCGACCTTTATAGCTTCGGTCTTCACAGGAACTTTAGCTACTTTCGGCGTGGCCGCTGGAGGTAAGAAAAAGAAAGATGCTGATGGTGGTAGTGCTAACATATCTAAAAAAGATATGGAGTTTCTTATTGCTAAGGCATCAGAGACTGCTCCTGCACAAACTATCAGGATTGAATCAGGTCCTGTAAAAATTGTCCCAGACACAAAGTAAAATCATGCAAAAAATTATTAACGGAATCGCTATCTTCTCAGGTGTAGTAGCACTTAGTGTAGTTGGTGTTGGTGGATATGTATTCATCAGAAAAGATGCTATCATTGATAGTGTAAAAGAAAAAGTTATGGATGCAGTTATGCCTGACATAGGTGGCGGTATCATGGAAAGTATTCCTGATATGACAGGTCCTGCAATGCCTGATTTCGGTGGAGTTGGAAAACCTAAGATATGAGAGACCAAGCATCTGTAGGAGAAGAGACTCCTGCTATCAAATATGATAGGGCATTGTCCTTATTCACTGAGTCAGTCTTAACACCTGACCATCAACTGAGAGGTTGTGCACACAATCAAGGGTGCTTCGATGAGTTGATGGAGATCAGAGAACATGTCTTAGAATATCTGAAGACATTAAGAGAAGTCACACATCATACACACGCAGATGAGAGTGACGAACTAGAAACATTAAAGTTGATAGAAACAAAAGCATTAAGTAAGTGGAGATAAGTTGAAAAAAAATTTTTGGTAATTTTTTTCACGTGAGGTTTTTATGGATGAAGTTATTAGCATACCTAACATTGGAATCCAAAAGGTAGGTGTGAATGAGATTCAAATACCAAATGTAACAAAGACAGTTCCAATATATCAACCACCACCAGTGACAGTTAATATTGGTGTGCCGATAGTTGATATGCCAGGTTGTGTAAAGTTTCACCCTGATGCAAAGAAGAATAGAGAACAACCTAACTTAAAAGAAGAAGACGATTCTAATGTTAGGGTTCTTTGTGATGCTGACTATCCAACATATGATGCGATGGATTATACACCAGAAGATTTAAACATATACAGAGAGACACCACCACCAGTTGTAGAACCACCACCAGATCCACCTACCCCACCAACACCTGACACAGGAGGTGTAGGAGGAGAAACACCATGTCCAGGTCCTGCTCAACTAAGAGTGGGTGATGTAACACAGTCAGGTGATGAGAAAGTTGTAGGTCATGAACTACAGGGTAATGTCTGTGTGACATTGTACGAACCTACCTCACCAATGGAGAAATACGTTCCACCTATAAATCAGGTGACCTCAGTGACATCACTAGCAATTGTTGCTACAGCGGGTGCTGCTGCCACACCATTGTTAATAAGAATTATAAGACCCGCAGTAAAGAAATTAATTACAACTGTTCAGAAAAAATTAGGCAAAAAAATTACGAAACCCACTCGTCAAGATATTATAACAGATGAGTATCGTAAGAAGAAAGGATTACCTCCTATAAAACGTTAGTTACCTATAGATATTTCTTTTAATGTAGAAGCATCTCCATTAGGTTTTGGATTGTTTCTATTGTAATTTATTTTATTAGGTGTAATTGTATGTTTGTGCTCACCTACTACGCCAGGTGGATTTATAAGCATTACATCTGCACATACACTATAATAAGGAGACTTTGGATGGAATACTATACCTTGTTTTTTCAATTCTCCACAATTTTTCAATCTGGCTATCTCAAAGTCAAGTCTTTTGTTAGCAGTTAGTTGCAGACGATATGCATTGTGTATCTCAACTGCTTTCTTACATTGTTCCATTGCTTTCTTATCTAATGGTATAGATATCGTTGCACTGAATCCTATGTTTATATTCTGTGTAGATTTCTGTCCTGTTCTGGTAGGAACGTAGTATAGTATCTCACCAGGTGAGTCAGGTATATTATCATCATTATTATCTGCCATGTTGTAGACAGGATCATTGAAAAAAGCCTCGTAAGGATCTTGCCATGTTCCTGTTCTGGTGATGTACGGTGTGAAGTTGGCGGTAGCACCTTGACATTGTATGCCATCTCCATATGTGTTTGTTATATACGGTCCTTGTAAAACTTGTATTGCCTGGTTGGTCACTGAGCCACTAGAATTAGCTACGGGATTTGCTGTCGCTGATACACCACCAACATCTGTTGCATATGAAGGTAAGCATGTGGCAGTAGATACTGCTAATGCACCCGCTAATTTGAGAATATGCTTGTACTTTCTGTGACGCTTTGGACGGTGGTTTCTCTCTGTATTATCGTGTGAGTCTGAAGACCTGGTCCTGAATAATGCTCTGTGAATTGGAAGGAATTTCCTGGTGTGGTCTGCTGCCAATTCGGTTTGTTGTTTGATGATAAATCTAGTCCAGTCCATGTTGAAGTCACACCGTCTACGGTATTAGTTTGTGTTGATACTACGTCAGGAGCAACGTTAGTTGATCCATCCTCTAACTCTATGCCTGAGCCACTGACTGAGTACGTCCAGCCTGTCGCATAATCCATCGAATTTATGGTTTCTGACGTCGTGATCGTTTGCGTGGTCGTAGAAGTCATCGAGCCTTGAGTGAAATTCGGGACCACAGGCACAGCATATAAAGGTGCAGCGGTTACTACACCTATAGCATATACTATATATGTACCTCTTTTAAACATAATTATAGCAATTAACTATTGAATAGTCAATTCTGTCACGAACTGTGCTGTCGCTGAAGTTCCACTTCCACCACCAACTGCTGTTACAGTGTGTGCTGATGTTACTGTACCTGTTCCAGTACCACTACCAACTGCTGTTGATACCTGATTAGAATAAGGACTTACTGCACCAACTGTGGGTGCTGTAGTAGCTATAACATCACCTTCAACGAATGTCTGGCTAAAGCTGAATGCACCCCCTGCACTTGTCTGGGTCGCTGTAGCAATAGATCCTTGACCAACTCCGTCAGTCAAAGTGCCTAATCCACCAACCATATTGTCAGCAGAGTTACCACCAGCTACATCCATAGTCACACCAGATCCAGAGACAGTGTATGTCGATCCAATCCTTTCAACCTGAGTTGCTGCTGCATTCGTAATTAATTGAGTGCTTGATGTCATGCGGTGTGTGATGTCCGCTAATACAGGTGAACTAAAACCTGTCAATAATATAAGTGGTAAAAACTTTTTCATCTTTTTGAATACACTTACCTGTATTATGTAGTAATTTTTACTTTGTATAATGTTATACACATAAGGAAAATCTATAGAAAACATAAAGAAAACTTAAGACTGTCACAAAACTGGCACATGGTGCTTGACAAAACTTAATAATTGCTATATAGTATTGTTACAGTTCTTTACAAAGCACAAATGACAGTTACTACAGAAAGCGGTGGTCGCCAAAACGCATTTCCAACCGAAACACGTCCTTACATAGATGATTCAGTATCATATGATGGCTATCCTCAGAACGCTGAGAAAGTTAATGGTCGTTGGGCAATGGTTGGTTTTGTTGCACTATTAGGTGCCTACATCACCACAGGACAAATCATTCCAGGTATATTCTAATGAACTACTGGAAGAACGCAGAGTTGATCAATGGTCGTCTCGCAATGCTCGGTCTAGTGATCGGCACAATCAACTATGGACTATTCGGATGGATAGCACCCGGTTTATTTTAAAATGAAATTCAATTCACAATTCACAATTCAAAAAAGGTACAATCTCATGACACCAGAAGCAGAAAGATTTAATGGATGGGCAGCAATGCTAGGTTTCGTAGCAGCAGTCGGTGCATACGCAACAACAGGTCAAATCATACCAGGTATTTTCTAATGACAGATAAAGAACAAAAAACTATTGCTGAGAAATTTAATGGCAGACTTGCTATGCTCGGCATCATCGCAGGTTTAGGTGCTTACCTAACAACAGGTCAAATTATTCCTGGTTACGTGTAATGAAAAGCGTACCAGTACCCTTGAAAGTTGTACCGTACATCTTTATGGTGGCAGTTATTTCTGCTATTCCTATGGGTGTACTGGTATAATTACTCACCTAAAACTTTACAAAACTAAATACTTCTAGTAACAAATCTTAATACACATGGGCGATCTTGCTGCCACACACGAAATATCACCTTTTGCAGCCATTCTTTGGTGCTTCTATCCCTTTGCTGCACTCGTACTCTTTGAGTTATTCATGAGAGCATCGGATGGAGATGACGATGATGATCAAGGTGGTGGGTTAATGTCTCCAATTTACCAAGGATCATAATGTATCAAATCACTTTCTTACTCACACTAGCACTATACACATACACCAATGCAGGTCAATTCGTTTTTCAATAGTCCATTTTATCAACTCTATGAGTTTGCATTCTTTTGTGCAGTAGGATTTACTGCAGGCTCTCTAGGTATGCTATGAAATTTCACCTTCCCAGAAAAAAATTATGGATTGCTGCCTTAAAACTTCAAAGGTGGCCTGTTAAGTGGTGGGATGAGAAGGTAGAAGAGAGAAGAAATAAAGAAAAGATCCGTAAAGAAAAAATATCGAGACTATATCCTAAGAAATGAACCCACTCCATATATTACCGATGTTTATGATGATATTCTCAGGAACAGTTGTCATTACCACACTCATGGTGGTGATGATGAGTATGATGATGCCTGAGGACGTTGACAAGTCCTTCTAAATACTGTATAATTTGAATAGTGTACAGTTACAAATGAGAAATCAAATAATCTCAGCACTCCTAGCACATGCTCAAGGAGACATTCAGAAACATAAGATGAATGTGGAAGTTTACCTAACTAATCCTGCAGGTATTGGAGAACACTCTGATATCACAGAAGCAATTGAAACTGAATTAAATATCATTGCTAAGTATGAAGATCAAGTATCAGTGATAAAGAAACATTTTTTGATTAAGGATCAAGGATAATGTTAGCATCAGAATTAAAGACAGGCACCAAGAGATCCCACACAGCAGCAGAAAACACTAAGTTTGTGGGGTCTTTTCTGCGTGGTGTCGTAAGTGAAGAGAACTATAGAACACTGATCAAAGACTTTTACTTTGTATACTCTGCCATAGAAGAAGAGATGGAAAGGTTACAGGACGATGAGTTCCTTAATCCTATCTACTTCAAGGAATTAAATCGTTTGAACTTCTTGAAGATGGATTTGAGATACTACTATGGTCCTAACTGGATGATGGAGATCAAACCATCTGAAGCATGTATTCAATACGTTGAGAGGATACATGAGGTAGCAGACAAAGACCCTTACTTATTAGTAGGACATCATTACACTAGGTATCTTGGAGACCTATCAGGTGGACAGATACTTAGAGGTATAGCAGAGAAGGCACTCGACCTACCAAGGAACGAGGGTTTACATTTCTATGACTTCCCTAAGATCGAGGACAAGAAAGAGTTCAAGACCAAGTACAGAGAAGGATTAGATAAGGTCACTACTGATACCAGTAAGATCAATGACATCATTGCTGAAGCAAACTATGCTTTCCGATTGAACATGTATATGTTTGATGGTTTATCAGGAGATAACAAGGACGCATGGAACTCAGCAGCAAAAGTGTTTGTTAAGACTCTGGTAGCAGCAATCACAGGAATTTTTAAATGATTATCTTTTCCTTCATACTTTCATTGTTTGCTAATCATCTACCTGTAATGTACGTTCAAGTACCACAGTGGGCAGATGATTGGGCAGTTTGTGCAGTAGATATACCTGACGCTAAGTGTCACTGGTATGTCATGGCACCTGACAATACATTCGGTGAAGGATTTGATTGGGAAGAAGCACCATGGTTTGATGTTAATGGATTGAATGACGTAGCACCCATTCAAAAAGAAACTGTAGTAGAGAGGTTACAAAAGAAATGATCTATCACATTTATCTTAACGGACAGTGTTTGTTTAAAGATTTAAACGAGAGTGAGTTCCAAGTAATTTGGGGAAGGATATACCATTCATATTATGGAGAGCAGATAAGTTATGCTGCATTTGAAGAAGAAAGAATAGAAGAGATGGAACCAAGTTTTTAATGGGTCAGTTTGCAATACAACCCCTATTCCAAACACCAATTTATATCGAACAGTTTGAAGCACGTTCTAATATTGATTTGATACAAGATGAGATAAGTCTAGGGATAACAACAACAAAATTTAATGAACCAGGTACACAGAAAGGCATTCAACTAGGACATAATATATGTACTGGTTCCTTTGATGGTGACTGGATAAAGGAGAAGGCATGTATCTCTTTCATTGCAGCACTCAATGGTGCAGTGGAAAGGTACTGTCAACACACTGGGTTTCCTGCCACAGAAATGTACGATCCAGACAAATTGGTATACAATAGGAAGTCATGGATCAATGAGTTTCGCAAAGGAAGTTATGCTCATGAGCATCACCACTCCACTGCAGATATATCTGGAGTATATTATTACCAGACGAGTGGAGATGATGGTAGTCTCTTCTTTGAAAGTCCAGTACGAGAAGCAGGTTGTACACCTGCATGGGTACAACTGAACAATAGGTTCCAAATCCCACCGAACGTGGGTCTCATGGTACTATTTCCTGGTTGGTTAAGGCATGGTGTCACTACCAACTACTCAGACAGTAAAAGAATAAGTATTAGTTTCAATGTCAATTTTAAAACTGTCCATGGAGGTTGACATGTTTGTAAAGTTTTGTTATAATAAATAAATCAGTGGTGAAAACCACACATACTTGGGACTCGAACGGATCGCCCTCCCATGTAGAACTGCTCTCAAACCAAGACCTATAGGCAGTATAATACTTCGTCTTTTATCCAGTAGTGAGGGATTACTGGAAATA